CAGTACAAAAAACAAAGGTGAAGCATGGGTCTTGATAATGACGATATAAAGGCGCTGATTGCTATTCTTCAAAAGGGTTTGAGCGATGATGATACAACAGCGTCTCAGGCATCTGAACCCAGTAAGCCAAAAGCAAAGAGAAGCAAACCTGCTCAACCAAAGGCCAAGAAGTATACCAATAGGTTTGAAAAAATGGCTGAATTTAATATGTGTAAAGAAGATGTTGAGATTGACAAAAAAATTCGTAAGCCACCACCAAGCGTTAGAAATAGACCGTTTGATTTGATCAAAGTACAGTGCAGGGTATGCGGAAAAAAAGATAAAGTTGCACCAGAACTCATCGAGAGTATTGAAAGATATAAGTGCAACAAGTGTTCAACAGGAGCAGGCTGATGATTCTTTGCGATCCCGCTGCCGAAAGAGCAGTATTGGCTGGTATTTGTACATATGGTGAAAACGCATATTTAGATGTGGCAGATATTGTACAAGAAACTTCTTTTACTATTGATAGTAATAGTATAATTTTTAAGTGTGTAAAAACCTTATGCGAGAATCATCAGAGTACTATTGATATAGCTTCTATATATTCTGTTGCTCAAGAACTTGGTGTTTCCAATATTCTCTCTAAAAAAGAAGAAACCCAACATTTAAAAGCAATTATGGATTTTCCAGTTAGTCTGGAGAATGTCAGGAAGTTTGCTGCTAAAATTCGTAAACTAGAAATTGCTCGTCTATTACGAAAACAATTAGAAACCACTCAAGATAAGATATTGGAAGTAACAGGTAATGAACCAATAGCTTCCATTATAGGAATAGCAGAAGATAGTATCTTTAACTTTACATCGCTACTTAGTGATGCTGATGATAAACCAGTGTCTATTGGTAGTAATATAGAAGAATACGTTAAAAATCTTGAAGAAAATAAAACAGATCAAGTTGGTATTCCTACTGGCTTTCCTATTTATGATCAAGCAATCGGTGGTGGTTTAAGAAAAGGAACAATCAATGTGATTGGCGCCAGACCAAAAACCGGTAAAACATTATTATCAGACAATATGGGTTTTTATATTGCTAATAAGCTTGGTCTTCCTGTTCTTAATATGGATACAGAAATGAATAAGGAAGATCATATTAATAGAGTATTGGCAATGATGACAGAGATAGAAATTAATAGTATTGAAACCGGTAAGTTTGCAGAATCTCCCGATAAGAAAAATAAAATAAACAATGCTGTTAGCTCATTAAAGGATACTAAGCTTTTTTATAAAACTATTGCTGGTAAGCCATTTGAAGATCAATTGGCTATTATGCGAAGATGGTTGGTCAAAGAAGTAGGATTAAATGATGATGGTACAGCAAAAGACTGCGTGATATTTTATGATTATTTGAAACTAATGGATAGTGCTGGTATTAATCAAGACCTAAAAGAATATCAGGTTCTTGGATTTATGATGACCAGTTTACATAATTTTGCAGTTAGATATAAAGTCCCGATTGTTGCTTTTATCCAATTAAATCGTGATGGTATCACAAAAGAAAGCACAGACTCAGCAAGTGGTTCGGATAGAATTATTTGGCTCTGTAGTAATTTTAGCATCTTCAAACGTAAGAGCGATGAAGAGATTGCGGAAGACGGTGCAGATAATGGTAATAGAAAACTGTTACCGTTGGTGAGCCGTCATGGTGGTGGATTAGATGACAACGACTACATCAACTGCAACATGAAGGGTTGGTGTGCTAAGATTACAGAAGGTAAAACACATCTTGAAATTAAAAACAATTCTAAATCTGATAGCGAGGGCTTCATAGTCGATGACGATGACAATGACCAAATCCCATTTGAATGATCAGGCAAAACTAAAAATAGTATGTGATGAGGTGTGTGATAACATCGAAACATTACTAGATTCTTTTGGCTTAGACTATAAATTCAATAATAAAATGATAACTATGCCTTGTCCCATACACGGTGGAGACAATGCATCTGCATTAAATCTATATCCAGAAGGCGATACCTATAGAGGTAACTGGAAATGCAGAACACACAACTGTGAAAAGATCTTTAAAGGATCGGTGATAGGCTTTATTCGTGGAATAATATCTAGTCAAAAATATAACTGGAAACAGTCTGGTGATGAAACATGCTCTTTTAAAGAGGCTGTTCAATATGCTACATCTTTTATTAATAAAGATCTAAGCAGCATTAAAATTAGTCGAAAAGACAGAGAAAAGAAACAGTTTACTGCTGTTGTTGGATATTTAAATAATGACCAATCCAAACCAGTCTCTCAAGTAACAAGACAGCAAATTATTAGGTCTCTAAATATTCCGGCACAATATTATTTAGATCGTCATTATTCTAAAGATATTTTAGTAAAATACGATGTTGGTCTTTGCGAAAAAGAGGGCAAAGAAATGTATAATAGGATTGTTGTTCCTATTTATGATAATGACTATAAATATATGGTTGGTTGCACAGGCCGTAGTCTGTATGAGAAGTGTTCATCGTGCAAAGGATTTCATAATGAATCTCATGGTTGTCCAGACAAGGATAACGTATGGAAGTTTTCAAAATGGAAACATAATGCTGATTTCAAAAGCCAGAATCATCTATACAACTTCTGGTTTGCTAAAGAACATATACTAAAGTCGGGAATTGCTATTATAGTTGAAAGTCCTGGTAATGTTTGGAGATTAGAAGAAAATGGTATTCACAATAGCGTAGCAATGTTTGGATCCTCATTAAGCGATAGACAAAAGATTTTATTGGATTCGTCTGGTGCTATGAGTCTGGTTATATTAACAGATAACGATGAGGCTGGTCGCAAAGCAGCAGAACAGATAAAAAACAAGTGTCAAAATACTTATCGTATATTTATACCACAAATTAGTCAATCGGATGTTGGTGAAATGACACCAGATCAAATCAATAGTGAAATTAAGACCTACTTAAAAGGAATATCATGACAAGAATTGTAGCATTTGCGGGACGCAAACAATCAGGCAAAACCACATGCTCGGGGTATATAGAGAATCTTGTTTTTAGAGATTTTCAACAATCACACTCGTGTAAGATATATAATTTTGCTGATCCTCTTAAAAAAGATATTTGTATGAATATTTTAGGATTATCATACGATCAGTGCTACGGTGAAGACATAGATAAAAACACAGTAACCGGTGTGCAATGGAATGGTAAACAACTTACAGCAAGAGAAGTAATGCAGTTTGTTGGTACCGACCTCTTTAGAAAGATGAAGCATGATGTGTGGTCTGGTGCAACAATAATTAAAATTAATAACGAACAACCATCAATAGCAGTGGTTGCGGACTGTAGATTTCCAAACGAGGTTGATGCAATAAAAAATGCTGGTGGATATGTTATAAAATTAACAAGAGACCCATTTCATTCTGATCATGCTAGTGAAACTGCTCTGGATTCAGAAAACTATGATCAAAGTAATTTTGATTTAATCATTCATAATCAAGATATAAGTATCGATGAACAAAATCAACTTGTTCATAACTTTCTTAAAAACCAAGGAATACTACCATTATAATCACATATCTAAGAAGTAGCTCATACGGCACACACAGTATGTGTCCTATGCAATACTTTATTGAATACAATCTCGGTATAAGATCGCCATCTAACAAAAAGGCTGACAAAGGTACAATTTGTCATAAGGTTTTAGAAATCTTGGCCGGAATAAAGCTATCTATGCAAAACAATGATTCTGTTTATGTAGATGATATTTTAGGCGATATTAAAGTTAATGATTATAATTTAACACATATTACCGAAAAGGTCTACAAGTTCTATACGAGCCAGTTTAAACATCATGTATGGGAAAACAAAGACTATAAAGACTGCCTCCTATGGGTAAATAAAGCAATCACAGACCACAACGGTCACTTTGATCCCCTTAATAGAATCATACTCCAGCCCGAACAACATTTTGATATCGTGATCAATAAACCTTGGGCTTATTATAAATACAAAACTAAGACCGAAAATCTAGAAGGTAATTTAGCCATAAAAGGAACAATTGATCTTATTACCAAAGTCAATGATGATACTATAGAAATCATAGACTGGAAAACTGGCCGTCGTTTGGATTGGGCAACTGGAGAAGAAAAAACTTTAGCAAAGTTGCAGAATG